AAAAAGATATTTCAAAAACACCTCAATATAGTGGTCAACAAACAATGCCAGGTGGTGATAATTACCGTGAATTTTTGTTTAAATATGAACCAGGTAAACTTAGAACTGGTGAACCTGTATATACTTATGCACATGACTTTGGATTAAACTCATCACAAAGAGCTGGAGGCGTTGTTCACGCACGTGTGTCAGATCGAACGGATGAATTTGGTAGAAGACTAATGTTTGTAGAAGAAATACAATCTGATATGCACCAACGTGTACAACGTGCAATGCGTGAGTCTAAATTAACAGGAAGAAAACCTGATCGTGAAGATAGCTATGCATTTCGTCAAGATATGCCTCCTCCACCAGAATTAGCTGCTAATAAGCAACAATTAGATTTAATTAATCTTAAAATAGAGAATTTATTAGCTACAAATCCTAGATCACCAGCATTGCCTAAATTAAGACAAGAGCGTGAAAAAATTAGAGTTATCATAGCTGAGTCTATGACTAAAGAAGGTAAACAAGGTGGTGATATTGCCATGGGTCCATTTCAATCATCAAAAGAGTACATGGAGTTTGTTGCTAAATATTTAGTTCGTATGGCTAAAGATGGTAATTTTGATGGTGTTGCTTTTGCAAACCCTGCAATTAAAAACCGTAACTTGTCGCCTGGTGGCAGAGATTATCAAGGTAATGTTGCTGCATATGGCCCTATTCTTAATGGTGCACTAAAAGAGACATCCAAAAAAACAGGTGCAAATTTACTAAATACTGTTATAAGAGATGATAGGGGCAGAGTTTATGGGCAAGTCAAATTGTTAAACTTAAAAGACAATCCAAATGTAAGAGATACTTTCTCTGCATATGCAAAGGGTGGAATAGTAAATGGCAGATAAAACAAAAAATCAAATAGAAAAAGCAATGGATGCTGTTGAGAAAGCATTAGACATAGAACCAATAGGTGAAGAAATACAGTTTGAAAAAAGTGTAGAATTCGATGGTTTTGAAATACAAGAAGATGGAAGTGCAGAGATAGTTGGAGATCAACCAATTGATCAATCGCAAATTCCTTTTGACGCAAACTTAGCAGAATACATTGAAGAAGATGAATTAACCAAGTTCGCTGGCGACTTGGTAGGTGATTTCGAAGGCGATAAAGAGTCCCGTAAAGATTGGGAAGATACCTATATCAAAGGGCTCGATATGTTAGGCTTTAAATATGAAGACCGAACACAGCCTTTCGAAGGTGCGTCAGGGGTCGTGCATCCTTTATTAGCTGAATCTGTTACGCAGTTTCAAGCCCAAGCTTATAAGGAACTCCTCCCCCCAAGCGGCCCCGTACGCACACAAATAGTTGGTGAAGCATCACCAATCGTAGAACAACAAGCAGAACGTGTAAAAGAATACATGAACTATTACATCTTGAATGTAATGGAAGAGTTTGATCCAGAGATGGACCAACTGTTATTTTATTTACCGTTGTCAGGTTCTGCATTTAAAAAAGTTTATTATGATCAAATACTAAAACGTTGTGTTGCAAAGTTTGTATCTAGTGAAGATTGTGTAATTAATTACGCAGCTACAGATTTAGAACAATCTGAAAGAATAACACACGTTGTAAAAATGTCATCAAACGAATTAAGAAAATTACAAGTTTCTGGTTTCTATCGTGATGTACCTATTACGTCAGGATCTGTTAGTACAACAGATGAAGTTATAGAAAAAATAAATGAATTAGATGGCGTTAGTTCATCAAATGAAGATGATGAACATGTTATTTTGGAAATGCATGTGGATGCTGATGTACCAAATTTTGAAGATACATCTGGTATCAAACTTCCGTATATTGTTACTATAGATCAATACTCTTCTACAATATTATCAATTCGAAGAAACTATGAACCAAATGATTCTAACTTTAAAAAGAAACAATATTTTATACACTTTAAGTTCCTCCCTGGATTAGGCTTTTATGGATTTGGCTTGATTCACATGTTAGGTGGATTGTCAAGAACTGCAACAAGTGTTTTGCGACAATTAATTGATGCAGGTACTCTTGCCAATCTACCAGCAGGATTTAAAGCGCGTGGAATGCGTATACGTGACCATGATCAACCTTTACAACCAGGTGAGTTCAGAGATGTGGATGTTACAGGACAATCAATAAAAGAATCTTTATTGCCATTACCATACAAAGAACCTTCTCAAACTTTGTTTGCTCTATTAGGTTTTGCTGTTGACGCAGGTAAATCTTTTGCTGCAATAGCAGATATGAAAATGGGTGAAGGTAATGAACAAAATCCTGTTGGCACAACACTAGCATTGTTAGAACGTGGCACAAAAGTGATGAGTGCAATACAAAAAAGATTACACTTCTCACAAAGAAAAGAATTTAAACTATTAGCAAACTCAATCAAAATGTTTACGCCACCAGAATATCCATACCAGGTTATCGGTGGTAACAGAATGATTAAACAAGCTGATTTTGATGATAGAGTAGATATCATACCAGTTAGTGATCCAAACATATTTTCTATGTCACAAAGAGTTATGTTGGCACAACAACAATTACAATTGGCACAATCTAATCCTCAAATGCATAATTTACGTGAGGCATACAGACGTATGTACCAAGCAATGGGTGTAGATAATATTGATGCAATATTAAAACCAGATCAAAATCAACCAGCACCAATGAGTCCTGCAATTGAAAATGCCATGGCCATGAAAAGTAAACCATTAAAAGTATTTCCACAGCAAGACCATCAAGCACACATGAAAGCACACGCTGAATTTATGTTTACAAGAATGGTACAAATTAATCCACCATTGTATTCTATGTTACAATCACATATGTCAGAGCACATTGCTGCGATGGCAGGAACACAAGTGCAAAAACAATTTGCTGAACAAGAACAAAAATTACAAATGGCTATGCAACAAAATCAAGCTAATCCTCAAGTCATGCAACAATTACAAATGCAAGCACAACAAATGGCTGTTGAGAAAGCAAATGCAATTGCAAAAATAGAAGCTGATGTAACAACTCAACTTGCAAGAGATGAGGAAGAAAGAACTAAACGTGAGCAACAAGATCCTCTTGTTAAATTAAAACAACAAGAAATTGATTTACGTGCAGCAGAAGCAATGATGCGCCAACAAGATGCACAAACTAAAACAACTATGGATGCGGCAAAACTTGACATGGATCGCGATAAGATAGAAGCTGACACAACCATTAAATTAATGGAAACAGCTAATCGTATTGAAGATAGTGCTGCAAAAGATGCATTAGGCAATCTAAAAGAAAATATTGCTTTGACAAAAGAAGCAATGAAAAACGAAACAACAGTGGAGGCAAATGGTAGACGAGGTAAGCAAAGTCAAGACGATCAGTGATGCAATGCAAGAAATTGATGAACTTGCAAAGTCTTTATCTAGCAAATCAGACGACAATTTGTTGATTTGCGCAGCTTTATTAGCCGTGACTAGACAACATTATATTGAAGCTTTAGGTGTCGAACAGACTTCCTTTATCTTTCAATCTGTTGTAGAGTCCTTCGACTATTATAATGGGTATGGGGAAAACTTAGATGTCCCTGTAACAATACACTAGGAGGTAACTATGAAGTTATTACAAGACCTATGGACACACTTAAAAGAGTGGAGCGATTGGGGTATGAAAGACTGGATTAAAGCCGGTATCGTAGCCATAATCGTAATTATTGTTCTACAGTCAATAATGGGTGCTTAATGAAACCATTTGTTGACAGACAAACGAAGTATATGAATCTTCAAAAAGCTGCACGTCAAGAGCGTGCAGCTGAAGAACGTAACTTCATGAAAAACTTCAATCCCAATACAGCGGAGCGTGAAGATTTTACAAGATTCAGAGAAAACTTAAAAGAGCAGGCTTTAAAGCTTGCAAATGCACGTCCTGATGGTGGCATTATGGGCGCTAAAAATGCAGAGATATTTAGATCATTATATGATGATCCATATAGAAAAATGATGGGTCAATACTTGATGACAAATCCAAAAGATTATCAAGAAAACTTTCCTATTTCTTACGGCATACAAAGAATGATTCCTCAAGCTGGTAAAGCACTTATCAGTGGTTTATCTGGAATTCCAATGTTAGGTGCCATGATACCAAAACAAGCAAATGAATTATTAGGTGATCTAAGCTATTTAGATTACAGACCAACAAGATTAGGCACACCAGAAGGTGAAGTCATGCGTGAAGCTTACACATCACCAGCAGGTTTTGAATATCCAGAAGTATTATCTACTGGTGCAGCAGAAGATTATTATGACCAATTCTTCCCAATGCAAGTACCAGATTACTTCTATCAGTTTATGGATAATGAAATGTTACCATATATACTAGGTATGAGATAATGAGTGCTAGGGATAGATATAGAGCCAGAACAGGAATAGGTAGCACTTCAGGCACGAGTTATGGACCAGCTGGAATGGGTGGTTCTACATATGCTCCACCAAACACTTCTCAAGTAAATCCCAGCAATTCTCAAGTTAAAAAATCAATAGACGATAGAAAAACCGCATACGAAAGTATGCAACAAGCAGGGATGTTAACACCAAATTTATCGGGTGTTAGTCTTTATGACCAATCACCTGTAATTTATGAAGAAGGAACTACTCCTCAAGAAATTTTAGGTGCCGATGATCCAACAGATATTGGTGGACAACAAGTTGATTTAAAAGGAACTACAGTAGATGGGCTAACACCGTTTTATTCCACGTATGCCGATGATGCAATAAACACTGGTAATGTTACGTACAAAGCACGTATGTATGCTTTAAGTCAAGGTGCAACAGAAGAAGAAGCGCAAGCAATTGCGGATAAAGCAAGCCAAGAATTAAAAACAATGGTATCTCAAGCTAGAGAAACTGGTGATTATTCTGCAGTTGATAATTTTTTTGCAGGTGAAAATAAATTTTTTCAAAGTATTTTACCGCAAACACTTTATGAATCAGGTGTAGGGGTAGGTGGGTACACTGGTTCGCCCACAAATTATGTGGGTCAAGACGAATTAGGTAGATTTTTTGACATAGATGATCCGACACCTGGAATACTATCAAATAGAAGCGGATTTGGCGGCGGTGGCGGCGGTTCTTATGGTGGTGGTGGAGACTACGCAGCTGGTATAGCTGCAGGATTAGGTCGACGTCCAAAACAATTAGGAGATTCAGAAAATATACCAGCACATTTACGTATGCTTCAATACATGGTCAATGTGCATAAAGGCAACCCATACACAAAACTAGCCATGCGTAAAAAAGATGGCGGTTTAGCAACTTTAGTAGGAGATTAATATGTGGCATTTATTAGCAAAACCATTATTAGGCGTGGTAGCAGATGGAGTCAAAGGCTTCGTAGCGACTAAGAAATTAAATGGTGAAGTCAAGATTGCAAAAATTAAAGCAGAAAAAAAGAAACAAGAAGATATAGCAGCAGGCAAAATTAAATGGGAAGCATCAGCTGTGGATCAAATGAAAGGTTCGTGGAAAGACGAACTAATTTTAATTTGTTTATTGGCGCCAGCAATTGCAGTTTTCGTGCCTAGTTGGACACCACACATAAAAGAAGGCTTTGAAGCCTTGCATTCTTTACCAGATTATTATAAACATTTATTGTATTTAGCATGCTCAGTAAGTTTTGGCGTGAAGGCTGGACCTGCGGCAATGTCATTATTTAAAAAGGGGAAATAACTATGAAAAAAATAGATCCAAAAAAACAAAAAGGATTAGCTGCATTGAAGAAAAAGAAACCTGAAGTTGTAGCCAAAATGGGTTACAAGAAAAAAGGTGGTAAAGTCGTTGCTAAAATGGGTGGTGGTATGATGAAAAAAGATCCAAGTATGATGGGTTATAAAAGAGGAGGAAAGAAAAAGTAATGGGTAAATTATGTCCTAGAGGTAAAGCAGCAGCAAAAAGAAAATTTAAAGTATATCCTAGTGCATATGCAAATATGTACGCTAGTGCTGTATGTTCTGGTAAGGTTACACCTGGTGGCAAAAAGAAAAAAGCTTCAGGAGGTTATCACAATGATATATCACAAGGAAGAAAACAAGTTTCTAGTCAAAGAAAAGTTAATTTTAGCAATGGCGGCGCTAATATGATTTCTGCTGGCTGTGGTGCTGTAAAAGAAGGTAACAGGAAAAAAACTAAATTATTTACGTAATGGCTAAAAAAGGTCTACGTGAATGGGTTAAAGAAAAATGGGTGGATATTGGTGCACCTGATGGTAAAGGCGGATATAAACCTTGTGGTAGAAGCAAAGGTGAAAAAAGAAAAGGCTATCCTAAATGTGTACCATCATCAAAAGCAAGATCCATGAGTAAAGGTCAAAAAAGATCTGCAGTAGCTAGAAAAAGAGCTGCAG